GTGCCGTTTATTGATAATTTTAACACGTGATTCGCGTTTCTAAAATCATATGGAATCAAACGGTTGTTACTACTGTAAAAGAACTGAATACGTAGTTTTGATATATTTTGTGAACCTGTTTCGAAGTTATGTTCTACGGTATCATCTATACCAGAATAATTGATTACGTCACCACACATGAGGATTCGTCCAGTATAAAAAGGGGTGTCCGAATACACCGTTTTGTTCAACTCTTCTGCACCGCTGCTTATCTTCAGTATGAGTGCATCCGGGCCTTGTAAATTTATACTTCCAGTCGTGATAGTATTATTTACCGACGATACATTGCTCGCGGGAAGACCTAAAATATCATGTGGAGTCGTCAATCCTTCTGAAATATTTGCAAATCCGTTAACTCCACCATAAAATTCAAACGTAAACGGGGCGGTGCCTCCAAAAATTATATCATTTTTGCTCTTATCATAAGTCACGCTTGTAATAGGTAAAGAGCTAGATTGAAACTGAGTAAATAGTTCACTCGCTATTTCATTTCCGTTATAATTTTCATTTGGTAACGTGACCGTGGTACCATTCACGGAGAATGTATTGTTTCTATCGTTTATAAGCAGCTGACTCGCATGAATACGAGCCGATACCAGCGATATCTTAGAGACGTTATAAATTGGATTCTTTAATTCGACGACATAATCTCCTGGATTGGGATACGCTATCGGATCGCGTTCTCCACTGTCTATGTCTAACGTGTGTACGCTCATTAAAATAAGGGGATATATTTTAATCAGTGTGTTTTTGCAAAAAAATAAGGAACTTACATGATTTTCTGTGCAATGGGGTTGTTCTGAAGCTGTTTCTTCGCCATTCCAAGGCTGAAGTCTGTGGCGTAAGGGTTCACATTACCCTTGAAACTGTTAAAGTTATGTAACTGATCATTCTTATATTGCTGAGTCCAAGCGCCATCGATAGGACCCGTGCGACCATCTACCCGGGTAGTATCGCTGCGCATGTTCGTAGCTAAACCACCCTGGTTAAGAGGACCTGCACGAACATTCATACGACCGGCATTACCAGCTCTATTCGCCTTTCCACGACGATCATCGGGGCGGAAACCATATTTCATCAACTCCTGTACGGTGTGAGGTGTACCATATGTACGCTTTTCACCAATCTTAACACCCGGAGACATTTCATAACCGTGCCTGAAGTGACTTATATTGGGAGCAACCTGGTTGTTATAACCATATTGCTCAATGTTTCCATCCTTCTTGTTACGCGTAGGAAGAGGAGTATGCGTAACAGCCGAGACAATACGCTTAGCACCCCCGAACCCTAGAGCGTCATCGCGGAGACCATCTTGTGCACGGTTCGTGATGCGTTTTCCAGATACGTGCTCTCCACGCGGAATATGTCCACCGAAACCCTGAGATCGACCACCGCCGGGAGGTAATCGAGTAGGGAGATAAGCCGTTTTTTCGGGGCGGTTGTGACCCATCTCACCCATCTTTCCGCGACGACCGCCATAAATATCGAAGGCAGGACCACTTCTACCTGGGAGAGTAGTAAGACGGTGTGCGCCTACATTTTCGGGATTGACGCGTACAAGCTGATGAAAACCACCGGCTGCGGGAACGTCTGGTCCTACTGCAATACCCGGTCCGACCAGTTGTTTTTCAATGGGAGAGAGATTGTTCATCCTACCCCCATCAAACATGCGATTGCGCATTTCTAACACTTCGCCACCGCTAGATCGCGTTTGTGGGACGATATCACTAAAATTATTAAGCTCTATCTTGCGATCCGGGACATTACTAACAACGGTGGGTCTGGGTAGAGATACACTCGGTACTTCCTCCTGAACCATGCGCTGCTGAACCTGTATTTCGGGACCCTGATAACTCTCGGACCTCGATTCACTCAATTTTTTGCCGGCATAAGCTAAACCTGCAATAGCTACTAGCGAAAGGGGATCCGCCATTCTTATTTTTAGTAAATATTTTTATTGAGTTTATTTGCCCTTAGAATACCTAGCCGAGAACATAGCATTCTGAACATCGGCGCGAGTACTTTCGGGCTCGTAAGTCATGGTTCTAAGGGGAAGCTTGCACTTCATATCTTGGAGAGGGAAGAGGTTCTGTTCGTACGTCCTAGCAAGTATCTTGTTGAAACGTGTAGTGGATTGAGGACGAAGTTCGTCGCTTGTATCGATGTATGCGGCTGGTGCACCCTTTCCAGCCATGTAAGGAGCGGTTCCGTATAACATGGTATTGGGGCGGCTAGACGCCCTGTTCATAGGTGTACTGGGCTGGGGATAAGCAAAAACTTCCTCAGTCGCACACACGGGTGGACGAGCGGGATTCTCTACTATGTTCATTCCAGGTTGAAGCTGATACGCCATTTACTATAACATGAGAATATTATCTAGTCATCAAGGATACGAAGCTCCCCTAATCATACCACTTCGCTTGTCTCCATTCGCATCCAATCCACCGAAAGCTTCGAGTTGAACACCCCTAGCATCCGCGTTGCATAAACGAGTATCCGTTTTACAAATCGGAGCACCCTTGCTACCATAAAGCCATTCGGCAAAAGCGGTTTGATCACCGGGAATGGTAGTCACGGGACCTGTTACAAATTGCCTGTCGAAAGCGTTACGCTGGGCATCGGGTAAAGGGGACCTCGATTTTTGGGGTCCATATGGTATACGCCCTGATAACATCTGATTTACTTCACCTCTTACCGTATCATACCTACACGCAGATGGACGATCTGGTCGACCATCATAATCGGATATCAGAACATTCCCCATGGGATTGTCGAGGGTGGGACCTTGGCATGCACCCATATACTTTTCCGAGACTGTAGCAGCATGCTTTTTAGCCGCAGATCCCTTGATCATATGTGATTTTTCCATTACAAATAATACACCTAACACTGTCGCTCCTAATATAAAGACACGTATGTCACGCCTGATAAGATATAAAATGCACGTCGCATAAACAACGAAACGAGCAGTCGCGTTTACTCTCTGTGCTGATGTTTGATCTTTTGTAGGCCAAAATTCGGCCACCTTATCAGCCCTGATAATTTGTTTGGGATCGTCGAAGAGTGATACCATTTATATAATATGAGTTTATTTTTTCAACATACCGCTGAGCAGACCTTGCATGGACTGCATGAGCTTACCTTCGTCAAATTCAACCTCCCCCTCTTCATTTTGCATCTTATCGGCACATTGCTTAGCTACAGTCTCAATCATACTAAGCGTCTCCGGAGGAATAGATGTAATAGTCGTGCCGAGCATGTAAAGGGTTTGGAGATACTGCCAGATAGCGTCGCGAGTCCCGGCAGAAGCCTTTGGCCAGCAGTCCTTTAGGTTAATCTCCTTGAGAAATTCAATATTACCTGCATGTTCGAGAAAGAAACTTTCATCGCGAGAATTAATTTTGTCGACGTGCGGGCCAACATTTTCCATGAAGCCGTCAACGAGAAGCTTGGGGTTAGTGGTTCTCATAAGTTCAAAAGCAGCGATGTACTTTTTGAGTCCCTTTTCCTCTGGGAAGGTCTTGTGGAGCTCCATAAGGAATTGGCCCATCATATCGTTGAAGGCTGAGATAGAAGTCATGAGGATATATACATTACGTGTGGGAAATCTTTAAGTTACTCAGAATGGTTCCGTGGAAATGGTCTCACGTTTACCTAAACCATTAGATACTATAAAATACACTAAAATAGCTACTAGGGCAGCCGGTTTAGCGTATGCACTTGTAGATAAAGTGCCTTCGTCATTAAGTCGTGCTTTACCATGAATGTAAAGTGCGGTTATACCAGCTGCAATAATAGCCGCCGAACCCGGATCACGGAAGTACTCGTCCATATTTAATAACCGAGTTTTTTAGTTCGGGTTTCTGCTGCATCTGCAAACAGGTCCTGCGATTCACGTTGACCCTGCTGCTGAGGTGCACTTTTGATAGTTCTGAATTCGTTTTGAAACGGATCACTTGACTGTTGCGGTTCTTCCTGCATATGGTCTTCCTGAGGTATACCCTCCATACCTTCACCTGGCTCATCCGCGACATCTCCCATAGGAAGGTCGCCCTCTTCTTGAGGATACTCACCGCCTTCCATTTGTTCGGTCATTTCGGAATCACCCATGTGCTCGGGAGCTGCACTTTCATCATATTCATCTATGTCGTCGTCTTCCATGTTGGGGTCATGCGAATCGAGGATATCTTCATCTCCAGTCGCACTCATGTACGTTTGAAGAATTTGTTGAACGGGGATTAACTCTTTTACCGTAGTTTCTACGCATGTAGCGAAACGATCGTAAAGTTTGTCGTTTCTAGCGTGTTCAGACTGGTTATCGGTAAAAACGTAGGGATCACGATATAAGTCCTTGGCTGCATTTTTGTAACACGTATGGATGAAAACTTCATTTGTTGGAAGTTTAACCGACATTTTCTTAGAATCTTTGCTGAGACGCACGGCGGACAAGATCTTCACTGAACTTACGAATACAGCGGCAACCAAATCCTTGAACCACGCACAACGATCTGCTATGTTATCCGTGTGACTCTTAGCCATGGTTTCACTCCATTCGGGTACATCTTTTAACAGCTTTTGAAACATTTGGAGAACCTTTCGACCCTTAGATAACTTGTTAGCCTCTTCAAACATCGACTCAAAAACATCGATCATAACTGGGCATACAAGAATAGAAAGTTGTTCAAGGTATTCTCGCTTTGCCTCGACTAAAATATTCAAATTATCCATTTATGATTAACAGGTCTT